TAATTAGAAATCTGCATCACATTTTGGTTCGTAGCACAATGGCAGTGCATCCCGCTGTTAACGGGACGGCTGAAGGTTCGAGTCCTTCCGAACCAGTTTTGGGAGAATACTCAAGCGGTCAACGAGGTTTGACTGTAAATCAAATGGCATTGCCTTCGGGGGTTCGAATCCCTCTTCTCCCATTCCCGCCATCTTAGCACAGAGGTAGTGCAGTTCACTTGTAATGAACAGGTCATCGGTTCAAATCCGATAGATGGCTTTATGATGCTAGAGTTTAGAAACCCAATTCCCGTTCTTGTAATAGCGGACAAGAAAAAAGGATATGCACTTTATGTCACTAGTGGTGGAACTTTTGACAATGACTTGTGGTGTGTTGTTCTATGTGAAGGTGGTATTATTCGACACTACACATCAACTCAAATTTTGATGCAGCATAACGGCACATTTGACATCACAAAATTGACTTGACACAATCTCTAACATGGAGTATACTGTATCAAATGGAAGAATATTCATTCAAAATCAATAGTAGATACGGAGTTCCTCGTTCGGTAGTTTTGATCGATCCCGATAGGGGAGTTTTCAAGATAACGGGTGAGTCTTTATTTTCTCGTGGAGGAGAAGATATGTTCGACTTCGAAGGCGGCCCGTTCTATATGGTAGGTGAACAGTTTTTCGATATTGGAGAAATTGTTTCTGTCGAACCATTCCCAACCCCAACTCCTATCAATGAGAGTGAACGCCCAACTGCAAGTGTTCTTGTTTCTGTAAACTATAGTAAGCGTGGGCTTAAGGAGACTAAGAAGTGGCGAAACCAAAACTCTGGGCAATAAAACTTCTTCACGGTTCTGAGGACTGTGGATATCTAAATGATCATGGCAGAGTTGTTGCCGTGTATGATACTGAAAACAATGCAGAAAAGGATGCAAAATGGCTGAACGAATTACACAAGAAGACGGGATCGAAAACAATCTATCAAACAGTTCGCTTCAGGGAGGAGCAGGACTTCGAGACGGCTCTACAGACGGAGGAGTCGATGCCTCTGTCAAAAAACTATGCAGAGAAATCGCCGCCGCCCAAGAAAAGCGAAGAGAAGAAATTGAAGCGTCCTACCCCCGAGTGTTCGGAAGCGGCACCAAGACCGACAATCCTGAGCGATCTGTCGGGACTGTTCACTGGGAGTTTGGATACGGATGGGACACTCTAGTTGCCAATCTTGCTCGAATGATTGATAATGAGATTGCGCGAGATCCATCCCTTTTAGAAGGGGGTTCAAATTCTTTTCGGGTATTGCAAATGAAGGAAAAGTTTGGAACCCTGCGATTTTACTATGAGGGCGGGAATGATCGAATTCGGGGATTGGTTGATATGACAGAGCAACTCTCAGGAACTGTCTGTGAGGTCTGTGGTTCGCTAGGAACGCTCTGTCGAAGTGGGAAGGGCGCAGGGGGGTGGTATAAGACTCTCTGTGAGGATTGTGCCATTACGATGGAATACGATATTGTTCTGTTAGATGACGAAGTATAAATACGATTACTATGAAAGACACATTCAACAATCCACTTGTTAATGATATCAAAAAGATGCTAACAGAGCAGCCCAAAGATATAACAATCATCCCTGCAATTTCGGGAATGGTTTCTTTGAACAGTATCGATATTACGGATCCCGATGAGCCGATTATAGTATTTCGGGGTGCAGGAACTCTTCCATATTCACATCGCTTCAAGTTCATGAAAACCGAATTGCAGCGATTGGCAGATCATGTAATGTCTGCATCCAATATGCTTAAAATTCTCACCGATGTAGATGGTAAAAATCGCTCGGGAAAACTGAGCGCATATTACATAAAGGGATTTGCAGAAGCAGAACAACTTATGGAAATGCCCGCAACAAAAACCAAGATTAGTAAGGCAAAAAAGGCGAAGGCAAGCAAGATTAACTAATGGCTACACCTCGCAACAATGCCCGTGTAGTTGCATGTCGCACTCGAACATGCGCTCCTGCTAGTGATGTAAAGGCTCTCCTTGCTGCTAAGTTAGGCAAGGACGGAAAGTCTGATAGCAGAGGGTATTCTGATATTATTACATTGGTTGGCAAGATGAAAGAGTCCAATGTATGGGGTGGGTCAATTAAGGGATATCTCTTCAAGGGGTCTGTTGATACTTCTATGAAGAGTGGAATTACTTCATTCGCCACAAGTAATGGATGGCAACGAACGAATGGAAATCGTATTATTAAATACGGCACAATCATTCGTGGTGGAAAATCGGGTCGCCGTCATCTCCTCATATTTGGATACTACAAGGGAACTCCCAATAGAGTGTATTGCTCGTTGACAATAATATGAAAAATTTGATTGACTTAAGTAGGAGTTCGGGTAGACTAATTCCGTTAAGCACCGTTCTGGTGCCGTATACTCCATTCCATGAAAGGAACTTTGATATGATTAGAAAAGAAAAAGGACTGCTTGAGAACATTGATCTTGGCAACATTCTGATTGTCGTTGGGCTTGCCGCAACTGCAAGTGCAGTATGGTGTGTGTTTGATGGTAAGATGCCTATGGCACTCTATCTGTTTGGTGTGGGAGCAATTGTTAACCTCGCAGGAAATGCTGTTGTCTCTGCCAAAGAACGCATGACAAACGCCATTGTTGAATACAACGAACGCGAACGGCAGCAGGAAATTTGGAGACACATCGGAGACATGGAAGATCGAATGTCCGAACTAGAAACCAAGAAGAGTCGGTAACCGCCACCCACATGATGCAACTACTTTGGGGGGAGTTTTCTCCCCCCATTTCTTTTGGCCCCATCGTCTAGCCTGGTCTAGGACACCTCCCTTTCACGGAGGTAACAGGGGTTCAAATCCCCTTGGGGTCACTTACTTATCAAAATGTAGCAAACGATAAATAATCTTTGGGCAATACCCCTCATGGAGGTGACCATGGGAAACAAGATTTTTAGTTTCGCACTTGCCGCAGCAATCATACTAGGTGCTGTTCATCGAGAGGATATCCCCTCGACACAGGCAAATATAAAAACCATCGCAGAGTCAGTCGTTAAACGCTCTGTCGAGATCACTGCTTTTGTTGATGGATCACAATCAATCGGATCGGGTGTCTTGTATGAGAAGGATGGGAATGTTTTTGTACTGACCGCCGCGCATGTTATAGGTGAAGGAAAAGGATTGTATATTGTTGAACAAATTGATATAGATGATGAAACACAGACACAAACATGGACAGCAGATGTGGTCGCATATGAGACCGATTCAGATTGGGCAATACTTCGGCTTGTGGGGGATACGAGATGCATTTTTGGTGGAACAACCTTCGTGCACTCATCCCCACAGGTCGGAGACGAAGTCTATGCAGTCGGTTCTCCTCTCGGAGAGGAGAACACGATATCGGAAGGCATAGTTGCAAACCCAAACCGCACAGTAAGTTGGAATAAAGATAAACATTTTGCGGTCACATGTGCGGGCACACATGGATCAAGTGGTGGTGGAATCTTTGATACCAAGACAGGAAATTGTATTGGCATCGTTGTTCGAATGAATCCATATGCAAAACTTTTATATATCGTCAAGATCAAAACAATACTAGATGATCTAGAGAAAATTGGACAGTTATCTCTTTTCCCCACTTGACATTCAGCATCTGCACTGTATGATTAACCAAACAACCAAAGCCAAGGAGGCTTATACAATATGAGTACAACCGTGAATACCATCAGTCTTTCCGCAGATACAATCAACATCCTCAAGAATTTTGCATCAATCAATAGCAATCTTCATGTGAAGCAAGGCAATGCGCTTTCTACTGTATCTCCATCAATGACAATTCTTGCAGAGGCAACCATTGCAGAAGAGTTTGATGTTGAGTTTGGTATTTGGGACATGGCAAAGTTTTTGTCAACGATCAGTCTCTTCAAGGATCCGACCTTCGAGTTTGATACTAACTATGTGACTATTAGTTCTGCGGGTTCGAAGGCATCGGTCAAGTACTATTACAGCGATCCAAGTCTACTGACAAAGGCAGACAAGAAGATCAATATGCCAAAGGAGTTTGTATCTTTCAATCTGAATGCAAACGATCTTGGAGCAATTCTTAAGGCAGCATCAGTACTTCAAGCACCTGATATGTGTGTTCAGTCATGTGATGATGGTATCTGTGTTCGCATCTGTGACAAGAAGGATCCGACTGCACACAGTTGGAGTCTTGTAGTGGGAGAAAATTCACAGGGCGTTGATTTCAAGTTTTGGTTTAAGGTCGAGAATCTCAAGATGATTCATGGAGACTACAAGGTTCAACTTGCCGAAAAGCGAGTTGCTAAGTTTAGTAGTTCTTCTAGTTCAGTAGTATATTGGGTTGCAATGGAATCCGACAGTACCACTTCTTCCAAGGCTTAATTATGAATGATCTTCTCGTAGAGAAATACAGACCCCGCAAGGTGTCGGACTGTGTACTTCCTGAGTCTCTGTCCGATACATTTCAAGACATTGTAAAGTCGGGTGATATTCCGAACATGATTCTTTCAGGGGGTGCGGGATGCGGAAAGACAACCGTAGCCCGTGCCCTCTGTGATGAATTGGGTCGCGATATGATGTTTATCAATGCATCTGAAGATGGAGGTATTGATACACTTCGTACTAGAATTCGTCAATTTGCATCAGCAGTTTCATTGAGTGGTAGTGCTAAAGTTGTTATTCTCGATGAAGCAGATTATCTCAATCCTCAATCTACACAACCAGCACTGCGAGGATTCATTGAAGAGTTTTCTTCAAATTGTCGTTTCATACTGACTTGTAATTTCAAGCATCGCATCATTGAGCCACTTCATTCAAGATGTACGACTATTGATTTCAAGATTCCTGCAAAAGAAAAACCAAAGATGGCGAAACAGTTTTTGTCGAGGACAAAAGATATCCTCGACAAGGAGTCTGTGCAATATGATGAACGGGTTCTTGCAGAACTCATCATTCGCTATTTCCCCGATTTCCGCAGAGTCCTCAATGAGATTCAGAGATACTCTGTATCAGGTTCTATCGATACAGGAATTCTTGTTACTGCTGATATTGGTGCAGAGACACTGATCAAAGCATTAAAGGCAAAGAACTTTCCTGATATTCGTAGGTGGGTTGTTGACAATAGTGATCGGGATACTGCTCATATATTTCGTAAGATATATGAAACACTCCTCGATTCCTTGCAGCCAACGGCAATCCCACAGGCAGTTCTCGTTCTTTCGGACTATCAGCACAAAGCAGCATTTGCCGCCGATCAGGAGATCAATCTTGCCGCCTGTTGCATTATGTTGGCATCGGAGTGTACATTTAAAACCTAAATAGAGATGTCGAAAGGAGGCGGTCTTATGGTAGTTAGTAGCCTCAATGATCTCTCTATTACGATTCATGAAATCGGAAAGAGATATAACATCGAAAACTATATTGCAGAATTCAAGACTTCAATGACAACTGAAGTCAATCCAAAGTTTTGGGATGAATTCAATGCTCTTAGATCTGCTTCTTTGGGTGAACTCATAAACCCATTGGAAAAAATTGTAATGATGTCCAGTGTTATTTCGGATTCTGAATTGGACAAGGTTTCCAAAATCAATAAGCGACTTGAGCAAAAATATGGATATCGCGATTTCATAAAGGAATGTGAAAGTGCAAGACAGACATTTCTTCGCGAACGAAATTCCTATTTTGCAATGAAAGTTGCAAAAAAGCACAGCGAAGATACGGGCAATGGTGGTCTTGGTACTTACTTCGACATCACAGGGATGACAGATTCCGTGCTTGCTGAATGGCTCGATTTGGTATTGGAAAAGATATATCCTAGTCATCTTGACATTGAGTATGAGGATATGAATGGCAAAAGAATTAAAACAAAGATCAACCACAGAATCTGTGTAATCGGGCAGGAATATATTGAAGCACCTCTGATTGATCGGTATCATGGCACGAATGCATATGATCAGTTTCTATTGCACTCCGTATATGACATGAAAAAAAGAATGTGGATCTACCTCCCAATGCGCCTCATCATAAGCATAAAGTCTGACGATATTAACATCGATGAATTGGATCTATCATGAGCAAACTGAATCCGTTTGACTATATCAAGAGCATCAACGAGAAGTCGGGAAATATGATGGCGATGAGTCCTGATGCAGAGAAGGACTATATTCCATTCATGATCAATCGAGGTCTTTCTTTTTCCCCCGATACAATCCTGTATGCCAATGAAATGAACTGTATGCCAATGTCAGACAAGCGCATGCAGTATGACTACCTGTATCATTCCATACGCAAGCGAAAAAGATTTGATAAGTGGATCAAGCCTGAAGAATCTGACGAGACTGCTATTGAGGCAATCATGTTGGTCTATATGGTTGGTCGAAAACGAGCCATGGAATATCTTCGACTGCTGCCAAAGGAAAAGTTGGAAAGTATCATGAAAAGCAAGGGCGGTTCAAATGCTAAATAACAGCAGTCTTGTTTTATGGAAAGCATTGAATCGTGGACATAGAAACCATCGTAAGCACCCTTGTTGAGATCACCCTCCCCTCTGCCGATAACTTCTTAAAGGTTAAGGAGACGCTGACTCGCATTGGAATCTCTTCAAAGACAGAAAAGAAATTATATCAGTCTTGTCATATTCTCCACAAGAGAGGCAAGTACTATGTCATTCATTTCAAGGAATTGTTCCTGCTTGATGGATTGGAGGCAGACTTCAGTGACTCCGACAAAAGCCGCCGTAATACGATTGCAAACTTATTGGAGCAATGGGGATTAGTAAAGATCGTAAATCCCGAGGTCACCAAGGATCCTGTGTGTTCCATTTCACATTTCAAGATACTTCCATTTGGTCAGAAAAAAGAATGGGAACTGATTCCCAAGTACCGCATAGGGATTCGAAAGAAGCCCCTTGACAGCGACCCTGATCTAGAGTAAGATAGACGGATACAATCGAGGTTTATATTATGAGTAACTCCAGCACTGTCACTCTAGGCTGTTACAAACTTCATCCACAGGCATTCCTCCCTGCATATGCAACGGAGGATTCTGCATGCTTTGATGTTCAGGTCTGTCTTCCACCAGGCAAACGAGAAGTTGATACTTGGTCGGAATACAATGTTTCATGCAAGAGCATGGCATTTACTGAGGATCTAGATGGCGTTGGAAATGCTTCAATCCTTCTATATCCAGGTGATCGTGCATTACTTCCAACCCAACTTGTACTTGACATTCCTAAGGGATTCTCTGTTCGATTGCATATGCGTTCAGGACTAGCCCTCAAGGGCGGTCTTATGCTTTCTAATTGCGAAGGGGTTATCGACTCAGACTATACCCTACAACTCATGGTTCCCGTAACCAACACAAGTAAAACAAATGTCCGCATAACTCATGGTGATCGCATTTGCCAAGGAGAAATTGTGGAAAAAAAATCAACACATATCGTCCAATTAGCCGATGAAGTTAATAGGAAGACAGATCGCATTGGTGGTTTTGGCTCAACAGGAAAGGATTAATTATGGATCGTAATGAATTGCTTGCTTCTCACAAATCACTATGCGAGAAATCATATAGTTTGATGCAACGAAAAAACAACGACTATGCGGGGAAGGGAGGAGATGAACCATTTGCAAACTTCACCCGTTGTGAATCGATGGGCATTTGTCAAACAGAATCGGGAATGCTTGTTCGAATGACAGATAAGATGTCGAGACTATCCTCCTTTGTGGAGTCGGGAACGCTCGAAGTGAAAGACGAGTCTGTAGAAGACACCTGTCTTGATCTGATTAACTATTCCGTTCTTTTCTATTCATATCTTCAATCCAAGAAGGAAAAGCACAATGCTCTGCCAAGCAGCAATCTCAACGGTCATCCTCTCTATGACCCTCCTGTTCCCCCTGCCCAATAGTAAGTCCAATGGAGTCCTTGACGCAAACATCAAGCAACTGCTCCCTGCCATGGCTAGGGTGGAGTCGAGGGGTGACCCAAAGGCTATTGGGGACAGGGGCGATGCAATTGGACTATATCAGATTCACCGCTCGTATTGGACAGATGCCGTTAACTATGACAAAACCCTCGGCGGGACATACAAAGACTGCTTCGATCCTGACTATGCCCGAAGAGTTGTCTGTGCCTACCTCCACCGATACGGAAGTAATAATTCAGATATTGAGCAACTTGCACGAATTCACAACGGCGGGTGTAACATCTTGAAGAAACAGAATAGCAAATTGAAATCTGAAATCAAGGCATGGAATAATACTACAAAGTATTGGAACAAAATCAAAAAGGAATTGTGATGAAACAATTGCGGACTATTGGTAAATGGGTATCTGTTCAGACTAAAGGTCTTGGACAGCAAAAGAAAACTTCGGCAGGAATCATCTATACTGAAAAACTTAACAACCCAAACATTTGGAGTGTTGTTATTTGTGTCGGAGACAAAGTAACCGAAGACATCAAAGTCGGTGATAGAGTTCTGTGGGATCTTACAAAAAATGGTGGACGGGGATATGCTGCATGTGATATAGTGCACCAAGACAACATTCTAGCCATAGAAAGAGATGAAACATGAGCAAGCCATTCGGATATTCGTATTACCTTGATATGTACAACTGTCGCATCGGTGCAGCCGATGACTTAGAACTTCACTACCGCTTTCTTGAGCGAGTAGTAGACAAGATCGGCATGACTCGTATGTCGCAACCCGTTGTCATGCACGGCCCAACTAAAAATGGATCGGAGATTTATCCCGACAAGGCAGGGGTAAGTGGTTGGGTTCCACTCATTGAGAGTGGCATTCAGATTCACTCAATGGAACCTAAGCGATTCATTACGCTTGATGTATACTCATGCAACAAGTTTGATAAGAACATCATTCTCGACTACGCACGAGAATGCTTTGGGTTCGAGCAACATGAAGAGAATTTCTTTATTCGTGGAGTGGGATACGGGGATATTACATGAGTGACTTTTCTCCCTTTGGGCGTAATATGTTTGGTGAGAACATTGAAGAGGAAACTCAATCAAAGGTTGCTCGTAAGTTTATTGTGCCCCCATTCACCATCCTGTCTGCACGGGATGGTTCTTGGCAGAAGAGGAAGAAGGCATGGCTCAAGCGAGGAATCAAAGGGGAACTTGGCAGGGGCGATAAACTTCTCTATGGTGACAAAGTAGACTCTATTGACTACTATCGTCAGAAGGAAGGGGAGGTGGTTGACTCCATCGAAAGCAACACATCGGTATTTGATCCCGTGTTGTGTGAGTTGGCGTATCGGTGGTTCACCAAAGAAGGCGATCAGGTTGTCGATCCCTTTGCGGGTGGAATGGTTCGTGGTGTTGTTGCCTCTTATCTCAATCGAAGATATTGGGGTTGTGACTTAAGTCAACCACAAATTAAATCTAATCAGGAACAGGCTTCGCTACTAGAAGAACTCAGTGCTCCGATTGTTTGGGTGAACGGAGATTCCGAGAGGGAATTGAAATTAAGCCCCGATTCTGATTTCATTTTTAGTTGTCCTCCCTATGGAGATCTCGAACAGTATTCAGAAGATCCACGCGATTTGTCTGCAATGAACAATGATTCATTCCTGACTGCATATAAGAATATCATTCGTCTTGCATGTGATCGTTTACGAATGAATCGGTTTGCCTGTTTCGTGGTAGGAGATTACCGTTGCCCCAAGGGATTTTATCGAAACTTTGTTGGACAAACAGTAAGTGCATTCGAGGATGCAGGAGTACGCTTCTACAATGAGGCTATCCTTGCTACTCCTGTTGCCTCTGCTGCGATGCGAGTAACACAACAGTTTGAAGCATCAAGAAAGTTTGCAAAAACTCATCAGAATGTTCTTGTGTTTTGCAAGGGTGATCCTAAACTAGCAACTCAAAGAATCTCACAGAAACACATTGAAGAATCGGTTGCTGAACATGCACAATCAAGCCTGACGGATATTATGAAATGAGTAAGCGATCTGCCATCGATATCATTGAACGCGCTAAGAACTATGACAAAGATCATTGTTGGCAGTATGACATTCGGGTCAACAACCTCCAAGAGGATATTGTCGAGAGTGGGATCGACCCTGAGCAGATCAACTCTATTAAAGTAACTGATATCTATTTTAAGCCTTTGACAGGATACCTAGAGCGGCAAGACGCTACGGAATTCATTCAGCGACATGAATGGCTAGGAAATCTGTCTCAGTACACAACACATTGGTTTGGTGCATTCTATCATGATCCCAATCAGGGGCTGATGGGCAGAGAAATCATGGTGGGAGTTATCCTTATGAATATGCCTAATGCATTTTCAAAATTGCTAGGAGATGATACCCAAACCATTGAGCGACTTATCAGTCGCGGTGCTTGTATTTCATGGAGTCCAAAGAATCTTGCGAGTTCTTTTCTCATGTGGACAATCCAATGGATGGTAAAGAACACCCCATATAGATTGTTTACTGCCTACTCCGATCCAACTGCGAAGGAAATCGGTACCATCTATCAGGCTTGCAACTTCTATTACTTGGGCAAGAAGTCGGGAACAACTACTCGATATATCAATCCATACACGGGCAGAATTGTGTCTGACCGCTTCTTTAGAGTTCGCAGTGCATATAAGAAGTATGCCAAGGAACTTGGAATTGCATGGGACAAGAGTTGGAGTAATGATCAAAAAATGCTATGGGAAAATATGTCTCCTGTCATCGAACAGATGCTTCGAGACTTTAGCAAGAAAAAACAATCTCAATCAGTTCCAGTTGACTTTCCATCAAAACACAAGTATGCTTATGTACTTGGTGCTACCAAAGCAGAAACCAAAAAACTTCGGAAGAAGTTTGTAGAGAGAAACAAAACGCCCGAATATCCAAAGCAAAGAGGCACATGACGCAGTTCTATACCAATGTGGTCACTAAGGGCGGGAGACTCATGCACAGAGGCTATGACAAACATGGCAAACGAGTGCATGAGTCTCTTACCTTTCGCCCTACTCTTTTTGTTCCAACGAAAAAGGAAAAGACAACCTCTTGGTCTACGATTGATGGGAAGAGAGTTGAGCCTATTGACTTTGAGAATATGTTTGAGGCGAGGGAATTCGTCAAGAAGTATTCCGATGTCGAAGGGTTTACTGTATATGGCGATATCGATGCACAGTATCAGTTCATTGCAGACACTTATGGAAGTGAAGGCGAACTTGAATACGACTCCTCGACTATTCGAGTCTTGTATATCGACATTGAAGTAGAGACCGAGAATGGGTTTTCCACTCCTGATGATCCATGTGAGCGGGTCAATGCCATTACACTTTATCAGAACGGCAAGACACACACCTTTGGTCTTGGTCAGTTTAGTATTGAAGGTGTGCATTGCTATTGCCATACTGATGAGAAATCCATGCTCAGAGAATTCCTTGATGTATGGGAGATTCTCGATCCCGATATCATTACGGGGTGGAACATCAATATGTTTGATATGCCATACCTGTATCGCCGAATGGAAAGACTGATTGGAAGCAAAGCAGCAAAGCGACTATCTCCATGGGCAGAAGTGCGAGAGCGCAAGGTAGTTGTTATGAATCGCGAGAATTGGGTCTATGACTTCAGTGGAATTACTGTTCTTGACTACATCGATATGTACAAGAAATTCACCTTTGTCACTCGTGAGTCCTATGGCTTGCAGCATATTGCCATGGTAGAGTTGGGCGAGGGCAAGGCAAATTATGCCGATGTCGGAACACTAAACGACTTGTACCACAAAGACTTTCAGAGGTTCATCGAATACAATATCAAAGATACGCTGTTGGTGTCGCAGTTGGAAGACAAGTTGCGACTGATCGAACTCTCTCAGGCTCTTGCCTATAGCGCACGGGGTAATTTTGCTGATGTGTTTTCACAGGTACGAATGTGGGACAGCATCATATACAACTATCTTCGAACCAAGCAAATTGCAATTCCCTCAAAAATCAATT